GATGAATATGAAAAATCTATAGAATCTAATGTTCTAAAAATAGAATTACCATTAGTTTGTTTTACTTGCAATCCTGGTTTTATTGATAATGCATAACTATAATCAGGTCTTACATTTACCCCGGATCCAATTGCTGGCACTAAATGATATACATCTAACATTACATATGCTGGTACTGTATTTTTTGGTTGATATCCTAATGTTTTTGCAATATCAAATATATTTGAGCGTTCTGTTGCTTGTTCTAATAATGATTCTTTTAAATTATTATCCGTATAATATGATAATACATCACCAACATATGCTGCCATTTCTAAAAACAATGTTCCTGGTGATGATTCATTAAAATCAGTATAAGAATTTGGAAAATATTGTTTAGTAAAATCAATAAGATTTTGTTTAAACTGACCAAAGTCTTTTCCTAAATACGATATATCTTTTTTGATTTCCATTGATATTCCTTTAATTTGTTGTTACTTCCAACATTCCATTTTCTTTTGCTGCAATAGTAAGTGATTTAGTATGAAATTCTGCAACAGAAAATGTTATTGTTATTTGAATATTATAATTTAATGTCGGATCGTCTTCTGCCGTAACAATTTTTATATCTTGAATATTAATATAAGGTAAAAAATTAGAAATTTTTGGAACAATCAAATCTTTAATATCATCTTTAATCTCAGCAATATTCGGTTCAAATATTGCATTTAATAAAAATGTACCATATTCCGGATATCCATATCTTTCGCCAACTCGTGTTAACAGTAATGTTTTTAAATTTTCTAAAGCCTGATCCATGGATACATATATTGGGTGAAATATACCTGTAGCTGATTTATATGATATACCTAATACGTTTGGAGTAACATTAGTATTAGTTACAGGTATAATTTGATATCCCATTACATGCCTTTTTTCTTGTTTATTGCTTTCATTAAACTTGAATAATCACGAGTCATGGCTTGCGCTACCGTTGGATCTACATTATAAACTTTACCTGTTTCAGGATCTTCCATTACAGATGGTGCAGTTGATATAGCTCCAATTGATTCTTTCATATTTTTACGCATCATACCAAAACCATTTGCGTCGGATGAATTCATTTGTATATCGTCTATACCTTCATTCATTAATTCTGAAAAACTATTCATAGGAGATGGTCCAGATTCTTGCATTGCCTCTGTTTCATTTAATATGCTAGCCCATTTATTTTCTGAAAATTGTATTTTTGGTTTTTTTACATTTTCATTTACTATTTTAGAAGGCACATGAATTACTTTTTTAGGATCAACATTAATTTTTTTCTTAGGTTGAGCCATTTCATTAATTGTATCCTGTAAGCCATCACGCAGAATTTCTGTTAATTCTTCTTTAATAACTTCACGTACGGCTGTTTTTAGTGCTTTTATAAGTGTTTTTGAATCCATATTATTATTTTTATATAAATATTGTAGTTAATGATTTATAGCAGATTACCAGTTATTACTAGATACTTTAGGTCCATAAATTGTTTGTGTATTTGAATCAATATAATAATCTCCAATTTTTCCTAGGTTATTTGCAGGAGCTCCTTGATTTTGATATACTTTACTCGGAGCTTCAAGCAAATCAGTTAATAATAATCGTTGTTGTAATTCTAAATCTGCAATTAAAACATTACGATTATCTAAGTCTGATTGAGATACATTTATTAATCTATAAAATTCAGAAGTTATATTATCATTAACTACTTGATTATTAATTGTATTAATTGCATCTTGTGTTATTTTTGATACTTCAAATGTTTCTGTATTACAAATTGAAGATAATTTATTAATTACACCGGCTAGTAATTTACTTGATAACATTACTGATCCGTTAACTATTGTAATTATAATTGATGCTTGCTTTAATGCAGATGCAATATTTGCAACTAATTCATTTTGAACTGCTAATGCTTGACTAGCAGCAGGGGGTGCTGGGACTGGTATTGCTACTTGTGCATTAATTATAACGGATGCAATTTGAGCAGCAGTTGTTAAAATAGGTATAACTATATTTAAGATGTTTAGTATTGTACGTATTTGATCTATATATTTTTGTATTTGAGATAATATTTTTTTAATTTCTAGAATTCTAGGATCATTACAATTGATATTAGTTGGTAATTTACCTGATTTACTAATTGCTTCAGTTACTTTTTTATTTAATTTATCAATTACTTTATTTAATTGTGCCTGTAATTTAGTAATTGCAGCGCCAGGTTTACTAGTAATAACGCTAAACGGAAATGCTACTGCCATGTTATGTTTTCTTTATTTTATAATTTGTACTATTCATATCAACTAGTAGATCTTGAACCTGTCCTAATAATGCAGCTGCATTAGTTGATACAACTGCGCCTCCGGGGCCTGTGCCACCAGCACCTATTGCTCGAACTAGTAATTCTATAATTTGATGTAATACTAAACCATGAACCATACTTTCATCGGCATCTTCACCTCCAATATAAATTTCACCTGGAGTATTTAAAACAATCGCCATTTCAGAATCAATTACAGCAACGTCTTTTTTTGCACGTAATACAATACGATCAGCATTACCAATAAATTGTGATCCTGCAAAACTAGTTGGATGTATAGTTAAATCTTTGCTTAAGGATAAATGATTTATAATTTGGGTACTAGTTAAATATAAAGAAGATGCATCCCATTCAATATTTTCTACAAGAAATTGTTTATGTTGAGTAACATGTCTGCCGTTAGATAATATAATAATTGGATCGCCATCATTTTCGGATCTAGGAGAAACCCAACTAGGCTTAGTATAATAATATTTTTCTGGATACGTTGTATTGATACTACTTCCAAAACGAATACTATTACCAGAACGTCCTTCTAAGATATAATCACCTTCATATGGTTGTAATGGTCCTACGCTTTTTCGTTGAAATGTTTTACCTGGTACAATTTTATCAATTTCTTCTTGAGTCAATCCATCAGATAACCCAGGTAACATATTTTCATTAATTGATGATTGTACATCAATCGATGTAACATAATACCAAGCTTCACGCCATTTGGTAGAAGTTGATTGTTCATTAAATGTTTTATAAATTAAAACAAATTCACCTACTAATGGTATTTGTTTTAAATTAATATTAGATGGTTTTACAATAAGAACATTGTTATTAAAATAACCACTAACAGATCTAACTTTCAATGCAAATAATTTATCTACATTTGAATTAATTTGAGTTGGTTCTATGTATCGATATGTATAGTCGTATTCTAATACTTCTGCTACATCCCATTCAATTGCCATGTCGCTCATTCACTATCCTTTTCTAACTTAGTGTGTGCGTTTATAATTGTTTGTTTGAGTATTTTTGAATCTTGTTCAATATTGTCTAATTCATCTGATAATTCAGCTGATAATGTTTGTTCTGCAATATTCAACAATTGTTGTTTTTCTTCATCACTTAACAATCCATCTGCTCCAGATATAGTTTGTTTGGTTGAAATATAGCGTTGAACGATAGCCGTTAGTTTAACTAGATGGTCATCATTCTTTACAGCAACATCTAGATATTCTTTAATTAATGGCACAATGATTGTAGCATCAGATGCATTTTTAATTAAAGGTTGCAATTGAGCAATAAGTTGGTTTATTTGTCTATCTTTCTTTTTTGAATTATGATAAACATCAGACATTAGATCGGCAAAACTTGTGCCTTTAAATATTTCATCATTCTTATCCATATGCCAAAAGCCTTTATTATATATATCAAAACGGCAATTTTACGAAATCTGTTTGTTCATATTCTTTAAACTTTTGTTCGTAAATTTGTTTTAATGTTTTGATTACACGAGTAATATTTGTAGTTGCTAAACCTGTACGTTCTCGTATAAAGATATATAGTGCTTTTTTATTGAAGTTTTCAATGTTCTCGCGAGTTTCAAAAATATGCAACACTGAGTCAGCAACATGTATATCAGTTGGGTTTGTAAAAATATAATTTAAATTATCATAACAATATTCAATATATGCATTCATAAAATATTGTAAAGTTTCTCGCATATCATCATTATGCATTTCTGTCATGATATTGCGTTGATCATCAATATTAATTTCTAATGCTGATGCTTTTACTTTTGCATATGCTTTTTGATTTTCTGCAATCAAATAATTAAACGATGTTCTTGTATAATATGAATATGCTTTACCTGCAACAGGATTAAACTTGTCTAATCTTGCAGTTAAGTATGTAACTAAATCGGATTGTAAATCTAAAAATGAAGAATCAATATAATCTGGTTTTACTTTATTAATAATGTTTTCTGCTAGCTTCTTAAATGCTGGATATATAAATCTAAGATATATTCGTTCTCTTGTTGTTGGAGATTGTATAGATTTGTTATATGCAGAAATTGCTAAATCTGTTATTTTTGTAAAATAAACATTACTTTTTTTCTTCGCCTTCGCCATTGAATTCTTCTTTAAGTTCCGTAATTACTTGTTTTAATAATGAAAAAGTTGTTCCGGATTCATCTTCCGCTTCAAATGCACCTAAACGATCAATCTCGGTCATTATATTAAATGACTTTTCAATTTGATCATACATGTATTTGTTTGTTGTTTCAATTGTTGTGACATAATCTTGTTCGTCAGCTAACAATCCAGCTAACACATAAGCTCGACGACCAAAATATATTGCCGCCGCTAATGCTGCTATAAATAAAATAGAAATTGCTATCATTAATCTTCCATTTTAAATGCGTTAAATAAATCAGTCAATGTTTTTTCAACATTTGGATTATTTTCTGCTAGATTTTTCAATCCATTACTTTTTTGAATGCGACTCTTTTCTGACACCGGATTGGGTGATGTATTTTTATTGTTTCTCCAACGTTCAAATTCAATTATAGATGCCATATGATCTGCATGATGCAATATGATAGGCATATTTGTTTTCAATTTAGATTGTGGTGATCTAGAAACAAAATAAGGTTTATTTGAATCATCATACATACCATCATGAATTTTAATGGCTTGATATTCTGACCATGACATTTTAATATTATATTCTTGTAGCAACCAAATTGAAAGATCTGGTACCATTGCAAACGGAATATTTGCATTTGATTTATAAAGTTTTCCTTGATTTTTTCTATGCCAATCTGATGTTTCTACTTGATACACTTCATTACCATCACCAGGAAAGCCTACCTTACCTAAATCATGATGCATTGCCGCAAACATTAATTCTTCAATAGTATAGCCAGACATATCAGCTCCCATATCTGTCCAAGACTGATACAATTTAAATGCACAATCCATTACTCGAAGTACGTGATCAACATATCCTCC